TATTGCCAGTACACCTCATTGACTTGATGAAATTGTGCACTTCAACCGAGGTTTGCAGCGGCGCGTTACTGAAGCCTTTAGGCCACACCCCGAACTTCTCTTTGTAGGTATGAGCGCACCATCCGTCACTCAGTGGCTTACCTGTCGCGTTGCGGTAATTCTGATAGCCCTTGATCTCACTCCACCACCGCTGTTTTTCCTCGCGGCTGTATTCGCGTTTCCCTTTGTTTACGCGAGAGAGTTTTCGATCGCGGTCTGTTGCCACATCATCGCCACCAAGAGGACGAAACCCACATTTGGGACACATGTGTACACCAGCAGGCTTCATGAAGTGGCATTTGGGGCATTCTCTGGGAAGTTTTTCAGCTTTAACCTCGCCACCGCCAGCAGACGCTTTCATTCCGTCATTTTTGCCCGGCAGTTCGTCATACTCGATATCCTCGGGGAAACCCAGCCGATGAACCGTGCCAGAATGGTCGAAAATCAACGCACGTTGTTTACCTGGGGCTGTACGTAACGCTCTACCTATGCACTGCAACCAACGGATTTCTGATTTTGTCGGACGGGCATAGATCAGGCAGCGAACATCGCTGTCAAATCCCGCAACCAGTACGCCGACGTTGACAATTATTTTGGTCACGCCCTCTTCAAAACGGCGAATGATGTCCTGTCGTTCATCATGGAGGGTATCTGCCGTCATCACCTCTGCGCCAATACCGGCCTGTAAAAACTCACGGGTAACAAAATTCGCATGCGCAACATTCACACAGAAGCAGATCGTCGGCAAATCCTCACCATTCTCAAGCCAGTTGCGAACGATATCGCCAACCAGATCCGAACTCCCCATGATGGATGCGAGCTGCTCCTCGTTGTAATCCCGTCCAAATACGGTGTTACTGGTTTTTACGCCAGCCAGATCAGGCATTGAGGGGGCAAAAAACTCATAATCGCTCAGATCACCACGCTGAATAAGTTCACGAATCGTTGTAGGCTTGATCAGGCATTCGTAGTACTTCCCCATCCAGGCTGCGAACGGGGTACCGGAAAGTCCAAGAACCCTGATGTCTCTGTCCCGGATAACCTCAAGTAACGCACGACGCTTCATGTGTGCTTCATCGATGATCAGCAGATCGATGTTGTTAGGAAACTCACGACGGATCAGCGTGTCGGCACTGGCAATCTGAATCAGTCGTGACGGGTCATAGTTAGGGTGATCACGCCATACAAAACTGATTTCTTCCCACGGCAAACCGTATTCGGTGAAACGTTCCGCTGTCTGGTTCAGCAGGATGGTGTACGGACAGACAAACATCACTCGCATACCACGTTCAACCATTCCGGCGGTGACGAATGCTGCAAGACCAGTTTTGCCAGAGCCAGTGGGTGCATACATCAGGTACGTGCGATGCTGTTTCCACTGGTGCCGCAGCTGGTTTAAACCGCGCTCCTGAGCAAAGTTTGGGATTATTTTCAGCATGACGCCCCCTTGCTACGTGATTTACCCGTTGCCGGGATCACGTCGATCTCATCGCTAACGTATTGATCCGGATTACGTGAACAGCGCAGAAGCACGATACCAGGAATGCCGTATAGCTTGAGTCTGCGCAGTTTCAGTATTGAACGTGCCCGTGGTGACGCTCTGTCCACCTCGATCGCGCACCGTTCACCAGATGGGGCAACGACCATGATATCGACGAATCCGCGCTTACCGTTGCCCATATCAACCAGATAATTACGTTCGATCGCCAGTCCGGCATCACGCAATTTGGCAGCCAGCACATAATCAAACGTGACCTTGTCTTTTCCGGTGTAGAATTTGTTTCCGAGCAGGCTGATAACCACATGTTTGATGAACATGGTACTATTTCCACCGTAATGGTTAGTATAATAACAATTTCTACAGAAACCATCTCACCCTATACAGTGATCTACCTAACCTATGGAGCTGCCTTCCTCTGGTAGTGCCCTTACAGGCACGGATGTTACAGATCTGCCCCCTTACCCCCTTCTTAGTAAAATTTCAAGTGCAATGGTTTAATGTGAAATCATTTCACAAAAAATAATCACCTTGATGAGATCTATTCCTTCCGTATCGCTACTGGCGAAAGCATCCAGCCACGGCTGGCTCTCGCGTACTTCTGGACATACACCCGTAACCGGGTGTTGGCGCTCCGTCTTGCCCTGTTGCCCTTCCTGAACGATACAGGCTCCTTGTCCCACTCTTCCTGGTACACTCTCGCGTACTCTGCTGCAATTTTTACCCTGGTGGTCGGGTCTAGCTGTAACAATTGCTCCTGTATCCAGTCCCGATCAGCATCACAGTACTGATCGGGCATAACCGTTTTGATTTGCCTGTTCACTCACACCTCCGATGGAGGGTTATCAGGCTGTTTGCCTTACATGAAGCGGAATACCATCTTCCATGTTTAGGTAGTCATGCGGGTTTAGTTCATGGGGAGTTACATTCCAGTCTGTAGCTTTTGCCCATTCAATGGCTTTCCGCCCCTGAGGCATGTATCTCCCTGTAATAACCCCACTGACAAATCCCTGAGAAACTCCAACAATCGCCGCAAAATCGGCTTGTCTGATAGAGCTTTGTCTCAAGTACTCGTCAAGAGTCATAGAGATCCTCCCATTTCAATTTTCCGATATTAGCTTACCTGATTTAAATGTCAATAGTCTAGCTATTTGATAAATATTTGTGTTGCTAATAAAATCGGAGGCACTATGACGAAGAAAATTACAATTACTGACAAAGACATCCAGAACGCTGAACGACTGCGCAAAATCTGGGATGAAAAACGGAAACAGCTATCCCTAAGCCAGGAAAAAGCCGCAGATATCCTCGGCTTCAAAACGCAGGGGGCTGTTAGTCAGTTATTGAACGCAAAAATTGCGTTAAATACTGAAAATACCCTTAAGTTTGCGGCTTTATTACAGGTTCCTGCGGAAGAAATTAATCCAGATCTGAGTGATTTGTTACGCAGTATTCGTACCCACACACCGGGAAACAGGCGTAACCTGTTCGAGAAATATTACGAATATCCGTTACTCTCCTGCGTACAGGCTGGAGCTTTCTCAATGGATGATTTTTCGTACACCGCAAAGGATGCGATTAAGTGGATCTCCACCACCACAAAAGCCAGTGACAGGTCGTTCTGGCTGGAGGTCAAGGGGCATTCAATGACCGCGCCGCAGGGTGGTAAACCCAGTTTCCCCGAAGGGATGCTGATACTCGTTGACCCTGAGCGGGAGATTGAGGATGGCGATTTTTGCGTGGCCCGAATGAATGGCGATGAATTCACCTTCAAACGATTCATTCGTGAGAGCGGTAAAGCGTACCTGGAGCCACTCAACCCACGATTCGACATGATTGAGTGTAACGAAAACTGCCAGTTTGTCGGAAAGGTCATAAAGTCGCAGTGGAATGATGAGACTTTTGATTGAACTCACAGGATGATATCAATAACCTTGCAGGGAGGCTATTTTATTTCCTTTTTCAGCGAAAAATCTCCGAGAACCCTCGCCCAATGCGGGCGGGGAGCAGTCGCAATCAAGTGAGCCATAAATGAACAAAGACAAATCCTTGACACAACAAGTGGAAGAAATACTTAGCAAGCAAAAAGTTAGCGAGCAAGGAAAAATGATTCAATCATTAAAGAACATGGGCTTGATCAACAAGCCTGTTTTTACTTTGGCTTATGGACCAGATATTACAACCTGCCAAATGCACCAATAACAAAACCCGGCCTTGGTGCCGGGTTTTGTTTGCCTCCTGCTCGCCCCACCATTTACCAGTGCGCCGTAAATTCCCCATTCTTCGGCGGTGAGGATGTCAAAGACGAAGGGAACATTAAGCCCCTGTGTGATGGTTGACTTCTTTTTCCAGCGCCTTATTAACAAAGGCGTTCAGTGATAAATCTTCTTCCATCGCCATTTCAGCGACCCGACGATGCAGTTCTGGATCAAGTCTGACGTTAAACACACCTTTAAACGGGGTATCAGGCTCCTTTCCATCCTCCACACAAGACTGTAAATACAGCTCAACCGATGTCTTAAACTCCTGTTCCAGTTCAGCTAATGTAGAAGCCTCATAAGTTACCAGGTCTCGAATAAACGCCAGTTTTCCGTACAGGATATTATTTTCAAAATCTGGTTCTACTGTACCTAAATATCCTTTATATTTTAGATGATTCATAATACCCCAGCCTCTTTCAGATTCTGTTTAATCGCTTTCAGCGTTCCACCTTTAATATAACTTTCTGGATGTGGGCGATGCATTAATATGGTGTGGTTGATTTCAGCATTGAAAAACCGCACTCTTGAGCCCTGCATTTCCTTTTTGACATATCCCAGAGAGGAAAACAAAACGACCAACTCATCCCATTCAAACGTTTTTTTACTGTTTAAAAACTTTTCCAGTAGCTTATCTGCTTTCCCCATACCCACATAATCTCATCTTCGCTACATTGCAACTAATTATAGTTACAGGCGATGTTTTTGTCAAAAGCCACCAAGCCCGCTGGGTTCTCTTTGACTGTTCACTGCTTTTCTTAGTGTTATCAGGGGGTTCCCTCACACCAAATCTAACACAGAGTAACCGGCCTCAGCGCCGGTTTTTCTTTGCGCATCCTCCATAACTCACCACCTGCATTATCCTCGCTTATATTTTTTACATAAATAAATTAATCTAAAAATCAATCACATAGATTAAAATTAAATTATTTGTCTTACTATTAACTGTGATCAGTTGCACTTATTATATTTTACCCAAGCCAGAAACATCGCGCCCTGACACAGGGCTACATAAATCAGTCGTACGGCGCGACTTAACCCGCCGCAAAATGCTCTTTAACAATCTGGAGCTTTACAGCGTCAATGACCTGTTTAGACCCCTACACGTAAACGTGCTGTATCATCGGGTGCGATCCGGTCGATGAGAGAGTATCCCCGCGCGAGAGCGAGAACGGCGTGAGAACGGGCAACACTGGCAGGAAGTTGGCGCTGACCAATACAGGGAATGTTTTGGGGTGCAGGCGGCACCGCCAAAGCATTTCCGAGAAAGGACGATATTGACTGCGTGTGATGTCGGGGCTATATTTGGCGAACACCTCATAAAACGGGTGCCGGGATTAGCACCCCGAAAGTTACTCGAGCGCATAACCGCGCTCAGGCGGTTTTTTTATGCGTAATGCACAGCCACATTCAAATTATGGTGGGGCGTGCGGGGCAGCCGCAAGGCTGGCCGGGTTCTCGAGTGACCGGTTGTAGCAACCCTGTGCGTCTCACCACCCATGAGATTAGCTACCTCTGGTGGTGAGTTAATTAACTTATCACTTGAGGATGTCATTATGGCTACTACCCTTTCTCACCCTGACGTAACCATCGAAAATGGTCGCGCCGTCACTACTTCTATTTCGATTGCTGAGTTTTTTGGCAAGCAGCATCACCATGTTGTTCAGAAAATAGAATCCCTCGAATGCTCTGAGCAATTCTTAACCCGCAACTTTTCGCGGGTTAAATTCGAACACCGAGGCAATACCTATAACGCCTACCAAATCACCAAAAACGGCTTCGTTTTTCTGGTGATGGGCTTCACCGGCAAAAAAGCAGCTGCATTCAAGGAAGCCTACATTGCTGAATTCGATCGCATGGAAAAACAACTATGGGAACAGAAACAACTGGCCCTGTCTTCTCCTGCGATGAATATCAATTTCCCTTTATCGTGGTTTTCAGAGCATCACCCCTATGCCACGATGAACTATGTTGATAGAAATACATTGCAGCTTGATACCTCCGTCTTATTCGACATGCCAAGCCCTGCAATGCGCATATTTAATGAATTACGTCGTAACGGCTATAACGTCGATGCGGCTGTCGCCGAATTTAACGCCTTCAAGCATCTGACGGAAGAAATGCGCCGTAAATTGCTGGATATTTCCTGCACATCGGAAAAGTCTTCCCGCTTTGGTTTCAACGTTAATCTTTAATTAACCCCATCCCCGATCACATATCGGGGATTAAATTAAATATCTGGATTAATTAACCGGAGGATTTGTCATGCTCAAACCTCACTACGGAACCGCATTAGTTTCTCGCGAGGACGTTAAACCCGGTACAGCAATTCTTTACAACGGGCGTTATTACATGGCGTCAGCTAACGTTAATAATGCACTTTACGCACATTCACTGATTGAAAAAATCCGCATTATTTCAGATGCAATCGAAGTTTACCTGAACCATAAAGGCCAACCGTTAATCTCACCAGCCTGAAAGGAAATATCATGCTCAATCAAAAAATTAATATCAATGTAAAAAACGTCATAACGCCAGCAGAAACGATAATGGGAGAAGTTTTTATGGATGATAAAATCATCGCCTATTTTGTCGTCCTGCCTGATGAGGCTATTTCTGTTATTGATACGGAAGGCAATGTTATGTTTATCGCGGAACATTCAGAAGACATCGCATTACAGGCCGCTGCATATTTCTTCGCTAAAGAGCAGGAGGAAGAATGTAACTGCCCTGTCTGTCAGCTTTCCCGACAAATTAATTTAATGCATTAACCGGAATCAGGAGTTCCGCCATGAACGCATACCTCACCTGCGACCGCATAGAGGAGCGTCGCTGGGTTAATCAGCATATTCAGGATGAAAAGGATAAATGGATTGATGATCGGGCGCAGGAGCTTATCAGCATGTTCCCCGATAAACCATTGCTTATGAGCAGCCTTTTTTTACCCAAAGAAGCCCAACTGGCACTCACTGGCGAAAAAGCTGAAGAGGCGTACAACGATTATATCTCAGCGATCGCCTATGCTCGGGCGGAAGAAGAATGGGAGAGAAAATTCTCCCCCTGTCCTTTCTGATTTTCAGGACCAAAAAAATGTTCGATATCGTTGAATTTGTTAAGCAGCAGGAGCGCTTTTTCTGCAAGGCATTAACTGAACCGACGCTGACATGGGCGAAGGAAAGTCAGTTTGCAATTCAGCAATTCCAGAAAAATGCCTTTCTGGCTGACACAGCACGGGCAAATCTGCCCAGCGCACAGAACGCTATCATCAATGTTGCCGCCATCGGCATAACCCTGAACCCGGCCAGCAAGCTGGCGTATCTGGTCCCACGAAAAAAGGCTGTATGCCTGGATATCAGTTATATGGGGCTTCTGCATCTGGCACAGGTCACAGGAGCCATTCAGTGGGGGCAATGCAAACTTGTTTACGAGAAGGACATTTGAGGTGTACTGGCAAT